AATATAATCTATCTGATAATCACGAGGCTTGAACTTACAACTAATAGATTCCGCAAGTTCTTCAACATAACCTTTTTCAATAATTTCCTTTTCACCAATTTCAGATGGAGCATCTAATATATAATCGCGCTGTTCGCAAAACTTTTGTAAGTGAGGATATAAACCAACATATAGAACAGGTCGCATAGGTTGAAACAAACGAATTGTACCATCCCATACTCTTGCTTTATATTTTGGACTGAATTGATAACCTTCAGGTTTGAAAGCAAAGAACTCAGATAATTCAGACTTCATACCCGCATCTGCTTTGATACGCATATATACCGAATTAATATATTCTACTTCTATTCGTTCACTCATAATTTAAGTGCCAAGACCACCAGGATTGCTGTTAATAATATGTTAGTGAAAAAGATACCTATTGCTAAAATAGTATGATACCAAATCCATCTTGTCTTATAAGCATTTTCAATGGTGACCTCGTTTGGGTCAACATCATCTGCCATCATATCAATTACTTTAGGTTCAGGTTTTATCTCATCTTCCTGCTTCCACGCCCATTCCATAAATTTATTGTACATTAATAATCTCCGGATTGGAATTTTAGAATATCAATCATATTCTTAATTACAAAATTCCTACTGTGTATTGTTTTAATTATATCTTCAAGATAGTTTGCATTTGCGCTATGGAAATCAATTGTAAGACTTAACTTAATAATATCTTTATCTGCTTGAATGTATTTGTCTAAATCGTTTCTCAATACTTTTAACTGAAACGGCTTCCAACCTTTTTCCTTTAAAGTTAACTCATCCATTGAGCCGTCGTAATAATTACGCTTCTCCATTTCAAGTTCTTTATATTCGGCTTTAAGTTTCTTTACACGTAAGACTTCTCTATAATAAAGATTATAGTACTTACTATGAAGTTGGGGAATTCTTTTACTTTCACCGACCAAGTTCGTTTCATCAATTGGTGAGTCTTGCGCCCAAATGGCCGCTATATCATTTGTGTCCATAATCTATCTCAAACTATTAATTACATATCTATTATACACTATTTGTATATAAATGTCAATAGTTATTTACAGTTGTTGCATTGTAAATGTATCGTATCTCATTGTGACCGAACATGTTGCATAAGAAACATCTTGAACATTTACGTCAAGATTAATTGCTCCTAACGATGTAGGGAAACTATCTTTAAATGTAAACTGCACATGTGGATTTTTATGAGAATTAGTAATCGTTAATATAATATCTGATTTAAATCCATTCGCAGCAAGTAAGCTTTTTGTTTGGTTGGTTGATTCTGGACCAGAAATACCTTCCATCCAATTAAGCACTTCTTTATAATTATTCATATTTTCATCAACGATAAATGTTAATTCTAAATCAGTATATGAAATGTTCTGTGGTACTTCGTAAAAAGGATTCGTTGGAGAACTTAGTTCTATTGCCGAAGCGGTTAAACTTGGAACGGCTGCCTTTTGCGTAAAAAACTCAACGTGAGGTAACCTCTGAATACTAACGGAGAAGTTTGTCGGAGATAAGTAATTATTAATTATTTCTGTCATGTACTATTTCCTATAAATAGATTTATCAATTGTTAACTATACTATTTATTAGATTGGACTAAATCATGCAAAACATTCACGACCTTGATACAGCTGGGCTGACAATTCAAGAAATCTCAACATTACATAATCAAATCATACTTGGAAAAGACTACGATTGGTGGTCTGAAATACAAGCAGGTGGTACTGTCGTCGACATTGGAGCAAACATTGGATTATTTTCAAAGAAAGCTTTAGAGGCAGGTGCAGGCAAAGTCTTAATGATTGAACCTAACAGACGATTACTTAAAGCTGCGATTAAAAATGTATCTGACCACATAATTGATACACCACCTGAGCAAGTCAAAGTTAAAGCAATCAATGCTGCGATTGGAAAGGATGTAGATAGACAAACAATTTACAAATCGCAAACGATGATTGAAGGTGAAGAACCGAGAGTTATGACTCTTGCTGAAATCACTTATTGGAATAATTTAGAGTTTATTGATTATTTAAAGATAGACGCTTGGGGAGCAGAATATAATATCTTATGTCCTGATATATTACCTTTCTGTATGGACCGAACACGATTCATTGCGATTCGTTGTTATATGGATAAACGATATAATACGAAAAAGATCTTTGAGAAATGGAGAGAAGAAATTTTAACTCCACTTAAGAATAGGTTACTATTTAAAGATGAAGCTTTGAGAGAAAAGATTTGGTATGATGATTGGGAAGATCACCTTCCAAATACATTTATGATATATGTTAAGAATTGGTAATAAACAACATAAAGGAACACCACTTACTAAAGTCTCCTTTATTTAAAAACTCATCGTCGTAAGCTTTTTCTCTATCTTCATGTTCGAGGAATCTTACTTGATTAACATCAAATTCTCTTAATAGACCATCGCGAAATTTTTGCCATTGTTTAACACAACCGCTGTATGCGTTTAAATGAAACTCGCAAGCAATATGTTTTACGTTGTTTTTCAAATACGGAAGATTCATTTCAGTAAAGATACCATACTCTCCACCTTCACAATCAATTTTTAAATAATCTATCTTTGGGATATCGTAATCAACTACAAGATCCAAGAAAGACATCTTTTTATAATCTTTATGGTCTGAATAGACATTCGCAAAATGATTTGCTGTTGAACCAATCCCAGCCTCAATAGGTAAGACAGGAACCTTTCCGTGGTCAATAAAATAATCCGATATGTTTCTTATAAGCGTTTTGAGATGAGGGCGAGAAGGCTCAACGGCAATGATACGATTAGCACCACGATCCAAAGCGTGACATACAAAAAAGCCAACACAAGCACCAATATCAACAACAGTATCACCAAGCTCAACGTCACGCCACCATTGATAATCTTTTCTATAAAAGAATTCATGATATAAAGTTTGAACATCCGTTAACGGAAGTCCTTCAGTTAATAAGTTTAAGTTTAAATGTTTCTTTTCCATAATCTACCAATTGTGTATGACATTTGCCATAATAAAGAAGCAGGTTAAAAAGTTAACCCCCACAATAAGAGTCCGAAGCAAAGCCACATAATTATCATAGGGTTCGGTCTTTTCATCAGAGAACCCTCCTAATGCATACTTCCATATTGTCCATATATTTTTCATTCGTAATCATTACCAACATATTCAAAAAATCCATTAGGACCCACTCTATATGTTGACCCAGGTTTCAAATCAAGTTCGTCAACAACCAAGAACTTATCATCAGGATCTGATTCTTTAAGAATTCTAAATCCATCAGGGAACTGCTGTACTAACGTATTTTTAATTTGTGTAAATTTTCCGTCTACCATTTTATATATTCTCCAAGTCTGTATTAAATTGTTCAGTAGGTGTTGTCTTAGTCCAAAAGCTCAAAGTTTTATTTGTTTCTTCAATCTGTTTCTTTAACTTTACAATTTCGTCTTTTGTAAGGTTAATGATACTTAATGCGAGCAATCTGTTTGTGTCACCTCCTAGTGCAGATGTCTCTTGCATTATTTGTTTAACGACCTGTGCCTTTGTATTGTCTTTCATTACAATACGACTATCAATAAACGCTTGAATAAACTCCATCTTAACTTTAAGCCATCGAACCTCTTCAGTATACTTTGCTACTTCAGCGTCAATTCTCTGCTGTAGTATCCCAAGGCGGTAGTCACAAAAGTCCTTTAGAAGTGTTTTTGCATCCGCATATTCTCGGAGTTTGCCGTCAAAATCAATAACTGTGATGTTTTGCGAATATGGCTTGGATAACTTAAACTTAGAAATAAGCTTAGCATCATTCCATTTAGAGGAGGCTAATTTGAGTTTAACCTCAAACCTAAATCCATTCTTATCGCAAAGATCGTCGTAAGATACAATATCTCCATCTTCTTCCAACTTATCAAGTACCTTAACATATCCTTCTCGGTCAAAGCCGTATGGTACTTCTGTGATGGAGACTAAGGTTTTACCCTGTCGTTTAAAAGTACCATACGAAACATACTTGGTGGGATCTTCAGTACTCTGCTCAACCTCTCCTGTGTAATCCGGAAACTTGACTCGGATTGGAGTTCGTATTGCATTGTTATTAATATACTGAAGACAAGCCTTAGCAAGATCTTGAGGATCGTGCGGAAGAATGTTTGTAGCAAATCCTGTCGCAATACCTTTTGTTCCATTTACAAGTACCATAGGAATGATAGGTAAATAGAATTGAGGTGGTTCGTGCTCAGGATCTTCATGCGCCGGACTCAAATCAATATCTTTAATATATTTGTTAAAATTGTCAGAGAGTCGAGAATAAACATAACGAGGAGCACCTGCTTCCTGAACAAGTCGAGTACCAAATGAACCGCGACCTTCAATTAAGCAAATGTTGTTATTCCAAGTTGCTGCCATTAATTGACCTGCGCCTGCCGCAGATGCTTCACCATGATTATAACCATAATCTGATATAATACCTGAGACTGCAGATACCTTTTTAAAATCCTTTTTACTATTTAAGATTGAAGAATACAGATAGAACCTTTGAACAGGTTTGAGTCCATCAATCATATTTGGAATAGCGCGAGATTCAACGGTATACATTGCGAATGATTTCCATTCGTTAGCTGCTACCTTTGAAATAGGATACTCTGTTCCTAAATTGTTTTCACTAATGTAAGCTGTTAAATCACTCATGCGAACATATACTCCTTTCTTAAATTGCTGTCCTTACCAAACATCATTTGAAATACTGATGCATCATCAACTGTGACTACATCATACTTCGGACAATTAATAATAGTACTATACTCATCTTCGGTTAATGAACCTAGACCTTTAATGTATCTGTGCTTATATGTAGATTGCTTACTCTTAAACGAACTTGCTTCTTCATAAGTATAGAACCATTCAACTTCATCACCTTTTGAACTAATCATAATAGGTGTTCTTGTAATCATTACTCTCTGTTCAGTTAACAGACGAGGCCAAAATTTGTAAAAGAACGCAATCAGCAATGGACTGATATGTCCAATACCATCATGGTCAGCATCAGTTAATGTTGCGATATGTTGATAAGACATATTGTCCACAGAATTAGGATCGTTAATATCTAATCCTAATACAGCAACCAATTCAGATAGTTCTTTGTTCTTTAATACCTCAGCAGGTTTCATATCCCAGGTATTCATAATAACACCACGGAGTGGAAATGCTCCAACCTTATCAGGGTCGCGAACCTTTAATAAGAATCCCATCGCAGAATCACCTTCCACAATCTTTAATGTTGCATCATCTTTATTTGCTGATATATGTTTAGCAACCTTAACCTTACGGAGTTTCTTTTGAGCCAATGTAGCAGCTCTTTTATCTGCAGCAAGTTTCTTTGCTAACTGCGCCTCAATAATTGGGTCAATAATATCAGGTGTATTTAAAATCTTTTGAGCAAGCCAAGCACCATCACGAACACCGCAAGATTCCATGTGGGATTTGATTTCTCCCCAAGGATTCGTTAACCTTTCTTTTGTTTGAGAATCAAATTTAGGATTCGTAAAGTTCCTAGCAAACATCACAAAGGTTAAACCACTCTTAATTGTAGTTTTTAATACTTCGACTTTATGACGTCTTTTAATTTTAACAACGAGTTCATCTATAATAGCGTTCATAAAGACATCTACATAAGTACCACCTTGTCTTGTGTTAACACCATTTATAAAACTATTCGTTCTAAATCCATCCTCTGAAGGTGCAATAAAGTATGACAGATTATCAGTCTTCTCAAGAATTGTAGTATCACTGAATAAAGCAGCATACTGTTTAATGTCTTTTACTTTAACTCTTTTCTTATCAAAGCTAAATTGGATTTCTGGGAAAGCCATTTGTAAACTGATAAGACGATCTTCAATTAATGTAATCGTATCAAGTTCTTCTAAACTATCAACCTCAAATAAACTAAAGTCAGGAGTAAAGGTTACTTCGGTACCATGACCTGCTCTATCGCCTGTTTTAATTTTTAATGTATCAGCACCATCTTTACAATCAACTTGTATGTATTTTTTATTAGACCAAGTTTTACCTGAGAAAGATTCCGATAGGAAGTTCGTAGCAGCAGAGCCGACACCGTTAGTTCCAATCGTAACTCGTTCATCATCAAATGAGGTACCTGCATTAACTCTTGTCCATGCAGCAACAGGTCGTAAAAGTTCTTCTTTACTTGTTTCGTCAAATATTTTATCTTGAGGAATACCGCGACCGTTATCTGTCACTGTAATAGAATTACCGCGAATGCTTACATTGATTTTATTTGCGTATTTAAAATTAGTACGAATTGCTTCGTCAATTGCATTATCAAGAATTTCGTCAACCATCTTTGATAGTGCAGGTACATACTTTGCTTTCTTCCATTCTCCAAGAACAAATCTTTCGATGTCTTCCTGAGAACTTGAACCCATGTACATACCGATACGTTCACGAACATGCTGTCGTGCCGTAAGTATTCTAAATTGTTCAGTGTTCGTTGCCACTATATTGTCTCCATCATCAATTGCCATTATACCACAGTTGAAGGTCAATGTCAATAGTTAATTGCTTTCAGGGCTGCACCTTCTCTACGAGTTCGCGCCTTACCACCCTCTCCAGCAATTCATTATGATACCATTCTAACAGGTTTCATTGTGAATGTCAATAGTTAATTTCACTATCGTCTGGTATCTATATATTGTATAAGGAGAAAAAAATCAAATTTTTTCATATTGGCTATTGACATTCGTTATGAGATAGTATAGAATAGTTGTATATGAAATCGGAAAAGGAGTTAAATTATGAAAAACGAATATATTAAATTGTTGGCTGAACAGTCAATCAGAGATGGAGAACAAAGGTATACAGAGGCACAAATAAGGTCTCTGGTTGGAGCTCCAGATATTGACGAGGATAATACCTGTGGTTGCGGAGAAGACATCAATACCTGTCCTGATGCATACGAACATATGACGCATGGTGTCTGATATAACTAAAAGTTCTATGGATATTCCTAAAAATTATAGAACTTTTTTCAGTCTAGCTATTGACAAGATAGCCCAAATAGAGTATAATATAATCTGAAATTTGAAAACAATGGGAGTTGTTATGAATTATGAAATCAAACCAAGGACAACATTCGTGTCCACCTCGCTTCAAGGCTATATTGAGGCATCTTACGCAGACCTAGTCAAGGTCTTTGGTCATCCACAATGTACTGAAACCTCCAGTGACGGTAAGGTCGATATTGAGTGGGAAATGAACATCGAAGATTTTGACTTCAATGCTATCCGTCCTTTTACAATTTACAATTGGAAAGATTACGACGGTGGTTATGAAGCAATGTCTAACAAAGAATACAGATGGCATATCGGTGGTACTTCAAAGATTGTATCTGCTTATGTTAATGAATACTTTGAAAATGAAATGGAGGTTGCGTAATGAGTAAGTCAATGACATTTGAACAAATTAAGAAATTCCTAGAAAAGGAAAAGGTAAAGTACCAAAAGGAAATGGCAACCGCCGAAGCACGAGAAAACGCTAAGAACGAACGTGCTGCTGCTAAGCTTGCGAAAATGAAAGACTTTGCGTTATATTCTGACGACAAGTTTGACCCAGCCATTGAGCTAGGATTGACTCCAACGTATAACGAAGGAGGGTTCGACCCAGAGTGGAACTAATCTGGTTTTTTGCGGCTGCTCTCGTAGTAGCCATTTGTTTCTTCGCAGTCATTAAGATTTGTTTATGGCTTGCGGAAACAGTTTGGGAAAACACATTTTTGCTGTTCTCTCTATTAATATTATTTTTAATTTTTGGATTATAAAATATGCAAGTTTATTTCTCGGGTCCTCGCGACGGGCAGTTAGATATGAATTTACAGGCACAGGCCTTGATGGCAGTCAAGTTCTTTACAAAAGAACTTGGTATAAATCGACTCCGTACCAACATTCATATTAAGTTCCATCACAAGCTCTTTTTAGACAACTCCCACAGTGAAGGACTTTGCGAGTCGGTGGATCCGAGAAATTTTATTATTGATGTCGCATTGTATGGGAATTGGATGTCGACATTAGCTCATGAATTAGTTCATGTGAAACAGTTTGCTCGTAAGGAGCTTACAGAAAATTTACAGTATTGGAAAGGTAAGGACCACACCGAAACTGCATATTGGGAACAGCCTTGGGAAAAAGAGGCTCGAAGGTTACAGAAGAAACTCATGATTGAATATATGAATGAGTTTGAACAGAGTTAGTATTTGGAAATGCGCTCATAGCTCAATTGGATAGAGCAACAGCCTTCTAAGTTGTAGGTTCCAGGTTCGAGTCCTGGTGGGCGTGCCAAATACCAATTAACTATACAGGATAATAATAATGACTTGGAATCATAAACCCGCAGAAGAGAAACCTTATATTCAATTGATATGCAATCCATACGAAGATAAAAGTTCAACTAATACACGAATCACCATTGACGTAATGGAAAAAGATTTGAGCAAAGATGATATGATTGAAGTATTAGAAAAATTTATGATATCAATGGGCTATCATTTTAGTGAAGGCGAACATTTAGGAATAGAACACTACTGATGGATATTGTAGTAACAGAAGTAACGGAACACGAAGATGGTAGTGCAACACTGCAGATTGATATGGACAATGAAGCCCTTACAGCACTACTTCAATCTGCTTTATTGGATGCAATTAAAAAAGGTTTAGAAATATATGAAAGTCGAAATATCTAATTACAACGTTGATGGCGACCAGACAATTAATGTTCGTATAGACGACTTTGATACTTGGTCTATAGACCATACACTTGCTCCTATTATTTTACCTATGCTCAAACAGCTAAAAGAGACTACACACGGTTCACCTATAGTTGACGATGAAGATGTTCCACATCTGCCTAAACAAGGAACCCCTGACAACGAAGCAATTCAGCGTGATTTTTTTAGCAGTAAAGAGCAAGACGAATTATTTTGGGGCCAATACGAACAAAGGTGGAATTGGATTTTAGACGAAATGATATATGCATTTTATTGTAAGGTAAATCTAGAGGAAGTGTTTATGCGATACAATCCGTTTGACGACTCATTTCGTATAGAACAAGAACGAATAAGTAATGGCTTTCGTTTATTTGGCAAATATTTTGAATCCCTATGGGACTAAAGGTTGACATTCTTAATAAAGTATGTTATAATAAATATGTTTTTATACAAAGGTTTAGATAAAAGGTAATGTCTAAGAAGAAAGAAAGAATACCTCTAAAAGGTGGAGCAGAATACGATGCTCTAACTAAATGTCGCAGGTGGTATGTATACTTGACTAAATCAGGCGTTACTAAAAGTATTAAGAAAGGTTATAACAAAAGGTTTAGAAAAAATGGAAAGGAACAAATCAAATCCAGTAGCGAAGAACTGTAATAAGTTTAATAAGCCTGCTACGCACAAAGATCGTAAGAAGGCAGCAAGCCGTGGTTATACTAAACATAAGGGAATAAACAATGAACTTAGTAGAATACTTTAAAGAACTACAAAGTCATGATTGGTATTATGAATATTCAGACGACCATTCAGTTTGGACAAGAGGAAAGAATAATAGTCGTAGGCTACAGGCAGCAGCACAAGAAAACGAAGTGATGCTGCGAATGTATAAGGATTACGCTGACTATGTATTTAATAAAATGCCAAAGCCTGTAATTGAAACGTACATATGAGATTGTTAGAAGAATCATACGGTGATATCAGAATCTTTTCTGAACGACCTTACGGTTATAAAAGGTACATTGTGAATTGGCCTGACGGTAGAGAAACAATGTATAGTGGTCTGTGGTATAAATTTGAACAAGTAAAGAAACTTGTTGAGGAACAACTGCCGGATTAGCTCAGCAGGTAGAGCAGCTCACTTGTAATGAGAAGGTCGCGAGTTCGATTCTTGCATCCGGCACCATATTGGAAATGTTATGAAAGAAGTATTTGTATTTGATGTAGACGGAACATTGACAGATTCACGGAAACCTATTGACTCTGAATTTGAATCCTATATGATTGAATTTGCGAAAAGCAATGACGTCTATTTCGTCACTGGATCCGACAGACAAAAGACCTTTGAACAAATAGGTCCAAATTTATACGAGTCTGTCAAGGGAGTCTGGCACTGCAATGGAAACGAGTATTGGGAGAAGAATAGGCGTGTTAGTAAAAATGACTATACTCCTGATTATGAATTTAAACATTACTTAACTCAGTTTGTTCATAGAAGCAAATATCCAATTAAGGCAGGAGATCATTTAGAGATTAGAACAGGTATGATTAATTTCTCTGTCGTTGGTCGTAATGCAAATGAACAACAAAGACAACAATATTATGATTGGGATTCAAGGAATAAGGAAAGACATCAAATCGTAGAAGATATTAATCGTCTATATCCAGCAGTACACGCAAGTATCGGTGGACAGATAAGTATTGATATTATTCCTAGAGGTAATGATAAGTCACAAGTGGCTAAAATCCTAAATAAAGAATATGAGTTTATTCATTTCTTCGGAGATAGAATGGCTTATGGTGGAAATGATTATCCACTTGCATTAGTAATTGACTTAGGTAAGATGGGATGGAACCATCCTGTTGAATCTTGGCAAGACACCTGGGAGAGGTTAAAAGAATTATGAAAAAGAAAATAACATATGCACACGAGTTGCATGAAGAACAAACACTCGAAGTTGCTGGAACAATTGAAAAAGTAGAAGGCGGACGAACATACGTCCGTAGACTTGATGGATATATTGTTGATATGCCAACAGAAAATATTATTGAAGAAGTTGAGATAGGTTAATGATTCGTTCTGAAAAAGGTGAAAGAAAAATTGATTGGTACGTAAAGTGGGTAGCATCCGTTTTAGTATTATCAGCAATTATTTTTAGGTCAGCAGGGTCAGAGTTCCATTTGCTTGATTTATATTTTAGCTTTTTTGGAATAGGTTTATGGTTATGGGTAAGTTTGCTTTGGGAAGACCGAGCGCTTATTCTTTTGAATGGAGCTGCGTTTGTTATATTGGCTATTGGTATCGTAAGAGATCACGGTCAATGGTGGATGCAGTGGTGGTCTAATTTATTATGAGCCCTCGTAGTTTAACGGATAAAACAGTCGGCTACGAACCGACAACTAGAGGTTCGATTCCTTTCGAGGGCGCCAACAGGAGTATATGATGGAAAAAACAGAAACACAAAATTTGATTAACGCTTTAAAGAAAGGTGTTGTGACGGTTGTATTTAAAAAGATTAATACTGAAGAGATTCGTATTATGCCATGTACATTAAACCCAGATGTACTTGAAGAACATTCTGTAAAAACAATCATTAAAGATTTTAGCGCAGATTCAGATCATGTTGCCGCATGGGCAATTGATAAAGAAGCGTGGAGATCTTTTAGGTTAAATACAGTTATATCATGGGAGGAAGGTTATCCTTCAGGAGCAGCAAGTGGCGAAGTGGCCTAAATCACAATCTTGGTATGGTGGTGTACGTAAAGAATTTAACTTTGAGAATGGATATATAATTTCATTAGTTAAATTTCCAGGTTCTTATGGTTATAAGAAAGGACTTTGGGAGCTTGCGATAATAAACAAAGATGGAGACTTCGAGGATCCGCCCTACGAAGAAGTATTAAAAATATTAGATGACTATGACCAAGCCGACCCAGGAATTTATGGTTATCTCAATGATCCCTGTGCGGATAGGATTATTGAAGCAGTAAGGAGAATAGATGCCAGTTAAATTAGGACAAAGTGCAAGAAAGATTGTAAGAGGAGCCGCAAGGCCTTCATTTGAATATACTCATGATTATATTAAAGTATATTCTAATGGGGCTTTAATAGAAAAGTATAATGCTTCGAGTACAAAGAAAAGAGATAAAAGAAAAATCAAAATTGAATTAGAAAGACGCAATAAACTTGGAAAAGCAAATGTCGTTTTTGGATAGATTAGCATATGAATCAACAAAGCTTTTATTATGGAGTGGGGTTGTTTTATGGATTGGAATTATAGGTGTAGGTTTTTATAACCTATTTGAAAAAGATGAAGTAATAGGGTATACACATCATGGTGTACCTGTTTTAAAATCTGAATTGGAGAAAGAAAGTGAGTAAAACTCGACAAGCACATATTCGTAAGGAAGCCGTTACGGGTAATAATGAATCAGGCTCAAGAGGTCCAGATACAATGTATATTGTGGACTTGTTGGAAAATGGTCAAGTAGTAGAATCAAGGAAGCTTCCTGGTAAAAGTGAATCTTACGCAAGAGACGTTGTAGAAAATTGGGAGAATGGAATAATCCAATTGCTCGTTGATTGATAAATATATTAAAAGAGGTATATTCAATTGAGTAGATTACAAGGTTCAGGTACAATTTCTATGAATGACATTCGTAACCAGTTTGGTGCGAGTGGTAGTCCGGACATGGCCGAATACTATAGAGGCGGTGTTAATGCGACGAGAGTTCATAGTTATGGTTCTGGCCATAACACAACAGTTCCTACAAGCGGAACAATTGATTTGGCAGACTTCTATAATACACATAGAGGTTGGCATTTAACATGCGGTCAAGTTAACATTGGTAATAGCTTTATAATAAACTACGGCTACTCAAACGGTGGCCCTACTCCAGCAATGGGTTCAATCAACCCAACAAATTATCGCGGTGCAACAATTCAGGGCATGTATCGAGTGGAAACATTCTTTAAAGGCACTAGATATTCTCAGGTAATTTATATGCAAGGTATCTTACCAAGGAATTGGTTTAACCGATATACCGATGGTACATATACTTTATACACCGCGAACGCAAGTTGGTTCAGAGACTATAACAACAATAGGACAAGTTGGATTTGGGGAGTAGGTTATGTTAGTGGTGCAGCACCTTATTCAAACGGAGCAGTACTTTCACCAGAAACACCACAATAGGATTATATAATGGCAATACGATTTGATTTAATAACAGAAATTAACGACGCAGACTTCAACCGACTATTTGATGATTGCATTGATAACTTAAATAGCGGAAGCTATCCCTGGGAAGACACACCTGTCGCTGATGGTGACAACGAAGCAAAACGCGAATACATTCGTGCTCAATTCCAATCTCATTTAAATTCTGCTGATGCAGGCGGAGTTATTTTTGTATGTTCAGAAGATGGTTATGCATTAACATTATCTTCAGGATTTGTAGAAGGTACTCACTTCGTTGGAACAATGATACTAATTGGTCGTAACCAAGCAGGAAGTAAATCGTATATGTATGCTGATGAATATCATGTAGCAAGAGAAGCGTTTTGGGACGAAGTAAATTATCTAACTTGGGATTTTCAAACACTAGGACCAGGTACAGCATTCTTTGACCATATAGCAACAGTTTATAATGATACAGTAACAAACAATCCTGATTGGATTCAGAATGCTCGAATGGCTCGAGCACGAGATGGAGATATGGCAGGTGAAATTGTACCAGGAACCGCTAACACAGATATCTATCCTGCTCATGCAATACAAGAAAACGAACTTGGTAATTCTGGTCTTAGATTAACAACATCAACACTAATACCTGGTGAGGAAGGAGTTGATGGAGAATTTGAACCTGAAGATGACCCAGAAAGATTACAATGGTTAGAAGGTACTCACCCAGACCAACAACCCCCTGAAGAGGAATAAATTATGAATTATAAAGGACACAATGTTGAGGTATTAACACCTCTTAAGAAAAAGATGATTGACGACGCAACCAAACCATTTGATGTATATAACGAAGGACCGTTTAAAACTTCGTTAAGTAAAATGGAAGGTGTATTTAGAAAAGAAGTTGTTTCTTATAGAGTTAAAGATGGTTACTTATATAAAGAAACCGCTATTAGAGATTTTTCCGATGGTGATTATCATGACACCGTCAAAATAGAAACTCTACATTCAGTAGAGAAATAATAAAAGGGGCATTGCGCCCCTTCCTTTACTTTTTAGTCCAAGCTTGTGCACCAAAGAATGCAGCAACAATACCAGCAACAGCAATAAAATATACTCCTGCCATATCGCCCAAGATATCAGCTGCCTTTTCATAACCGACCACATTGGATCCGATTACTAAAACAGGATATGCTAACATTCCATATAATGAGAACCATGCCATACTACGTTGTGCATCTCTCATTGCATCCTGGTCTTCGAGTTCTTTTCTCTTAAACTCTAAATACATTGCCTCTTCGACTTTGGAAACTTTACCGTCTCCATTTGTATCAGCAGGATGATGTCCGCTTGCTTTTAATTCTTCTTCCATTATTTTTCGCCTTTAACTAAGGTATATACTCCCCAACCTAGACCAACCCAGGCTGCAAGTTTTACAATACCACCGAATAAAATTATAGACCCGCATATTGCGATTAGTACGCCACCGTCTAATGAAGTTCTTTCGACTAATCTATCTTTAATAAAATCTAACATATTTTTCTCCTTTTTTGTTTTACACTATATAATCTATACGAGACTTCCGAGCGGTATGTTTCTTACCGTCTTTAGTTACGTAAGGTTTAGTGATACCTTTACTTCCTTCCCTAATGAATAGTAAGCTTACTATACAGTAGGTCACAGAAGTTAGCATAATTGCTAATAATATAAATTCCATTTTAAAATCCTATTGATACTCCACAACCGCAAGAAGCGGTTTCGTTTGGATTGATAATTCTAAACGATTCGTTCAATCCTTCCTTCATCCAATCCAATGTCGCATCTTTAAGATACGACTCGGACAACTTATCTATGACTATCTTAAACTTTCCGTAATCAGTTACAATATCATCATTATTAATTTTATTAGCATATTCAATAATATACTCAAACCCAACACACCCACCAGCAGTGACACCCAACCTAATATAGCTAGGTTGCGATCCTGACGTTTTTTCAATTGCTTTAGATATTGCTGCATCGGTTAGTTCCATTACTTTTTCTTTTCAAGATTATCTAATCTTTTATTGATATCATTAATCAACGATTTAAGCTCAGTTGTTCCACCAGGAGCAACAGGAGGATGTGAATCTACTTCAAGAATTTCTATTCTATCTTCAAGCTCATCAATTTTTCCAGTAATACGAGGATACTTTTTTCTCCAAGCCTCAGGGTCATTTTGTAACCAAGTCCAACCCCAACGAATTACAAGATATTCTAAAATACCGTCAAATTTTGCTACCGCCCAAGTTGCCATTCTTGTATCTTTAAACCAAAACAAGAATCCTGCGCCTGTGATTGAACCAAGGATTGCTGTATAAATCCATAAGGTATCTGATAATAGCCTCTCTAAAATGTCCATTAGTTGTCCTTAGTATATTTTGTGTAGTTATCCATTGAGTGGTCTGCAAGGCCGTCAAAAGGCTTTAGATTAATCCACGAAGTCACAATACCTCGTAGTTTATCTTTCAACTTTCTCCACCAAGCAAGGTTCTTGATAATACCGTTATAGTTAAAATACATAACTGTACCGTGATGACGGTAACCCATAACCCAAGGTGGTATGACTGTAACTAAATCATTGTTATTAACAAAACGATAATGTTCAACACTTGACATGTTCTTTACAAACTCGGCATTACCAACTCTTGGTGATCCAAATGTATATAGAACAGGTTTGTGTACTTTTAATCTTGAAGCAGCAATTGTTGCCATTGCTCCACCTAATGAATGTCCACAAATTGAAATCTTTTTATCTGAATGTTTTCCAAATTCTTTCATAACGTCTTCCCAGATATCGTCAACTTCGTTTTGGAAACCGTTATGTACCCAACCACCAACTTGAGCCTTATCAGGCCAAATATTTAAATCTGCTTTAAGGTCGTTGAGTTCTGTAGGTTCAGTACCACGGCAACATAGAACGAATTCTTCTTTATTCCAAACACAATGAGCTTGTGCGCCGTC